GCCAACGAATCGTGGGAACTGGCGCTGGCGACCATCCGGGCACGGAAGATCCGGGAAGGCGTCATTGCGCTCGATGATGCGGCCGCTGACCAGTCTTGGTTCGAGCGAATGAGGAGGAATAGCGATGGCCAGCGAAAATCAGATTGAGACTTTCGATGCGGTGCTGCGCGCTCTGAAGTCGAGCGGTTACGATATCAGCTATATCGAGTTCGACATGGAGGGCGACAAGGTCGCCATTCACATGGTCGATCAGCAGGAACGGCAATTGGTGAGCGACCATCGCTGAAGGGATGACGCTGATGTTCGAGTACATGGAACGCAAGCTCGCGCCGGCGGGAGATGCTTCGACAGGCTCAGCAGAGTTCATTCTGTCGGACGGCGAGCCGGATCGCATGGGCGACATCATCGATCCCGATGGCTGGCAGATCAGCAAGTTCTCGCCGATTGCATTGTTCAACCATTCGCGCGGCGACATCATCGGCAAGTGGGACAAGGTGAGGATCGAGGCCAAGGCCTTGCGCGGCGCTCTGAGGCTTGCTGAGCCCGGCACCTCGCCGGTTGTCGATATGGCGCGGGCGTTGTTTGATCAGGGACTGCTCGACACCGTGTCTGTCGGCTTTCGGCCGATCGAGCGGGAGCCGATCGATCCCAAAGACCCGTTCGGGCCGCAGCGGTTTCGCAAGGCCGAGCTCATCGAGGCTTCGCTGGTTTCAGTTCCGGCCAATCCGCGGGCCCGCCGGATCGCCAAGCAGTTTCTCCCCGAGGATCAATATCGCCGCTTATGCGCCGCGTCAGGCGTGGGTGATGCCGATGCTCAAAAGCAACCCGGCAAGTCCGCCGAATCAAAACCCTTCCGCCAAAAAGGAATTCCCATGGAAGGTCTATCCCCCCAGCCGATCGGAAAAAGGATCGAGGCTACCGAGCAGATGCTCGTTTCGCTAAAGGATCAACTTACCAATCTTGGCAATCAGATTGCACAAGTTGACTCGCCTACCGATGAACAGCAGACCGAGGTCGAGGCGATAACCGCTGAAATCCAAGCCAAGGAAAAATCACTTCTCACGCTGAAGAATGTCGAAGCAGGCCTAAAGACCAAGGCGGTTCAGGTTGCTTCGCCTCGATCATCGATTCCGGTGTTTCCGGGCTTCGAGAGAAAGGCACTGCAGCCGCGCGATTATTTCTACAAGGCAATTACCGCGTCGGTAATCGCGCAGATGTGGAAAGCGCGGGGAAGGATTGTTGGGGCTGAGGAGATCGTCAAGGAACGCTTTGGCGACGATGAGGCAATGCAATTGGTCCTCAAAGCCGTGACAAATCCCGCCAACACGACGGTTGCCGGCTGGGCGCAGGAACTCGTGGCGACGGTGCTTGCCGATTTCATGGCAGCGCTGCCAGTCATGTCGATCTATCCAGGGCTTTCGGCGGCCGGGCAACGCCTTACGTTTGGCCGTGCCGGGATCATCAAGGTTCCATTGCGCAATACGGTGGCACTTGGCAGTCCGGGAGCCCTGAACGGCTCTTTCGTCGGTGAAGGTCAGCCGATTCCAGTTCGGCGAGCTTCGTTGGGCTCGATCTCTCTGACGCCCAAGAAGATGGCGGTGATATCCTCATTCACAAAGGAAATGGACTTGCACTCGACGCCATCGATCGAGGCGGTGGTTAGACAGGCAATCAACGAGGACACATCGCGGGCCATCGATGCGGCGCTTATCGACGCCACAGCAGCAGATACGATCAGGCCGGCAGGATTGAAGGCGGCAGCCAATACGCCAAACTCGATCACGCCCGAGGCGGTGCTTACGACGACTTATGACAAGATGGTTTCGGACCTTAAACGGATGATCAACGGCATCGTGGCGGCCGGCGGAGGAACGAGCTTGGTTCTTCTGATCAATCCGGCCGATGCCCTCTCGCTGCAATGGGTGACAATTGCCGATGGGAGTTTTCCGTTCGACTCGGTCCAGAACGGTGTTCTGCGCGGCATTCGGGTGCTGCAATCGACAACGGTTACCGCCAAGCAACCACTTATGGTCGATGCCGGTGAATTCGTTAGCGTTACCGCCGATACGCCGGAATTCGATGTCTCCGACCAGGCGACGATCCACGAGGAGGATACAACGCCACTGCCGATCAGCGCCACAGGGGCACCCAATACGGTCGCTGCGCCGGTTAGATCGCTGTGGCAGACGTATTCCATGGCGGTACGGATGATCTTGCCGATGAACTGGGCCATGCGACGCGTCGGTATGGTTTCGTATATGAACGCCAACGTCGGTTGGTAGAAAGGAAATATTCCCATGGCTGAAAACGATCCTGCCAAACCGCTTCCCGGCCAACAGCAAACGGCTGATGAGGTGCCGCCTGAGGCGCTGGCGACGCCGCCGTCGTGCCATCCCTATTTGCCCGAAGAGCGGGAGACTCCCGAGGTAAGGGCTCAGCGCGAGGCCGAAGGCTTGCCGCCGCCGCCGCCTCGCAAGGTGAATACGCCTGGAGGTCCGGGAGCTGCCGGCGAGAAACATCGCGCAGATCAGGAGCGGCAGAAAGCGGAAGCAGAACGTCGGGCCGAACACGCAAGAGCGCAAACACGCAAGTGACGTTCTATACCTCCCTTAAGAACGTCATGACTCGAGCTGCCAGGCTCGAGGGCGGGCGGCTCAATACGCCGCTCGCTCCGGTCTCTCAGCCTGAACAGGGCTGGATACCGATGTCATGGCCGTTGAATTTCTGGCAATGCGGAAACAACGTGCTGCCGGATTTTCCGTGCTCGACGGTCGATGCCTGCGTGTGGGCGTATGTGCGGGCGATCGCACAACTGCCCGGCTACCACAAGCTTGAGGACGACGATGGCGGCATCGAGAACGTCACCACGTCGGCGCTGTCGCGATTGCTGCGGTTCCCGAACAGCTATCAGACGCGATCGGATTTCCTGACTCATGGCGTCCGTTCGCTGCTCTACACCGGCAACTGGTACAGCTTGGCAATCCGCAACGCGCGCCAGGAAGTCGCCGAGCTCCATTGGCTTGATCCGCGGCTCGTCAAGCTCGTCGACGTGGTGGTCGAAGGGCAGTTCCTGCATGAAATATTCTATGCGATCGGCGGGAGTTCGCCGATCATCGACTGGGCGAGCCTGACTGGCGATGGCAGGGTGATCGCGCCGGCGCGGGATGTGCTTCACGTGAAACTGGCGACACCGCGCAATCCGCTGATCGGCGAGACTCCAATCGCTTCGCTATCCGCGGATCTCGTCAATCGTTCGGCGATGTCCTGCGGGATGCAAACGTTCTGGAACAACTCGTCGAGACCAAGCGGCGTGATCACCACTGATCTTGAGCTCGGCACGGCGCAAGTCGAAGATCTGCGGCAGCGATGGGCGGCCCAGACAACCGGCACGGCGGCCGGCGGAACACCTATCCTGACCCATGGCCTCAAGTGGCAGCAGACCGGCATCAGCCAGCGCGACGCGCAGGTGATCGAGGCGCTCAAGTTGAGCGACAAGCAAATCGCCGGCGTTTTTGGGGTGCCGGGCATTCTGATCGGTGTCGACGATGGCAAGACGTTCGCGACGACCGAAGCCCTGATGAATTACTGGCTGTCGAACGGGCTCGGATATCTTCTCGATCATATCGAGGTGCAGCTCGATCAGTTCTTCGGGCTGCCGGCCGATGAGTGGACTGAGTACGATACCGAGGCGCTGCTCAGGACCGACCTTCTCAGCCGCATCGATGCTTTGACGAGGGGCGTGCAAGGCGGAATTTACGCGCCCAACGAAGCGCGCGCCAAGGAAGGCTATCGCGCCGTCGAGGCGGGCGACGAGCCACGGGTGCAGCAGCAGGTAGTCCCGTTGAGCTTCGCAACCAACCCGCCGCCGAAGCCCGAACCGGCCGCTCCCGCAATTCCGCCGGCCGATGCGCCTCCCGCCGCCGGCGATCAAGGTGCTGGCCAAGATTCCGAAGATACTGGCAAGTTGTTCGATCTCGTCGCCTATGCGAAGGGGCTAGATGCCTATGAGCGGACCCGCATTGCAGCGTGATCTTCTCCTCGTCGAGGCGGCCGCCAAGGCGGCTGGCGAGCTCGTCGGCCGGTTTGCGCGCGAGATGGACGGTAGGTTCAAGGCGCTCGAGGAAAGGCTCGCTACCCTCTCCCTCACGCCCGGTCCGCCCGGCCTGAAGGGCGAGCCCGGCCAAACGGGCAAGGAAGGCCCGCCAGGGGCCGCGGGCTCGCCAGGCCTCGTGGGCCCGTCCGGGGAAAAGGGCGCCACAGGCGAAAAAGGTGAGCCGGGGAAACCGGGTTCTGACGGACGGGCGTGGGTGCCGTGCGGGACGTTCGATCAGGCGGCCGTCTATCACGCCCTCGACGTCGTCCAGCATGACGGCGGCGCTTGGCTCGCCAAACATGACGAGCCCGGGCCGATCGGCGGGGCAGGCTGGCAATTGATCTGCTCGCGCGGCCGCGCCGGCAAGCCCGGCGAACCTGGCGCCAAGGGCGAGCCTGGGGGGGAAGGCCCGGAGGGTGTCGGGATCACCGATATCGTCAAGAGCGACGGCGGAACAGTTTTCGTGCTCACCAACGGGAAGCATTACGAGATCGGGGAAAACTGATGCCGCTCACCGTGCTTTCGCGTGACACGTTCACCCTGCCGAACGGTTTACTCCCGGCATTCAAGCGGCACGCGCGGGTAGATTTTTGCGACGATGACGATCTGTTGCAGGATTTGCTAGCCCGGGCGATCGAGCGCTTCGAAATCAAGACTGAAATCGCGGTCTTCCCGGCGCAATATCGCTGGACGCCGGATGAATGGACGAATGGCCGGGTGAAAATACCGCGGCCGCCGGTCGGGGCCTGGACGGCCGATGCCGACAACCCCGGCCTTCCGCCTCCCGATCGTATCGATGTTACATCGAGCTATGCCATTGAAACCGACGGCTGGGGCGGCGAGGTCGCTTCCCATTGGCTGGTAGGCACGTGGCAGACGGAGCTTATGGTCACCATCACCACCGGTTTTGTAGCGAGCCCGCCTGTTCCACCCGCGATCGGAAACGTGATTCCGCCCGGCATCCGTGACGTGGTTTTCCGGATCGCCGGGCACCTTTTCGAATATCGCGAAATATTCCTGCCCAACAACATCAACGCGCAAGCCGGATGGATGGATGATTTCCTGGTAGGCTATTGGCAAGCGCGGGCCTGACAAGTTCAACAGAAGGAGAAAACGTGCATGACTAACTACAAAGCAAAGCGACAGTTTACAGACGCGAAGGGCAAGGCCCACAAACCTGGCGATCCTTTCCAGGGAAGTCAGGAGGAGATCGACAAGCAGGTAGACGCCGGCAATATCGAAGTAGCGGATCCTTCGAAGCAGCCGGGCGGCGGTGAGCGCGGCGGCGCTCCGACCTGATGCCGATAGGCGGCGA